GTGTATTTACCATCTCCGTTGTCGACAATGTTGTAAGGTGGATAATTATTAGAAAGTTCAGCTACTGTGTTTAGGTTATCGAATACTCGATCAAAACCAATAGTGAATGGGGAAAGTGAGTTAGCAATCTCGTTGAGATCGCGTGCATTAAATTTACGAACTACCATGTTCATTCTCCTTATAAAGCGAGTTTATGTTACAGCGACCCATTAGGCATCGCTACTCTATATATAAGCGTTTTATAGGAAAATGTCAAGAAAAAAGATTATTTTTTTCCAATATTATACTTCGTGATCAGTTCCCATTCACCCTTTTCTTTATAAGGGAGAACTTTTATCTGACTCAGAGGTGCTTGGCTCTCATGCTTTTCAGGAGATATAATTACTAGCAAACCCCAATCAGAAAGCAACTTAGCAATAGTGTTGCGACGTTCTAGATCGTTCTCGCCAAAGTCTGCGCCTTTACCGTCAAGAGCAAACAACTCCTTAAAGTGTGTGATGAAATACCTTCCCTGCTTATGTAAAATGTGGCAGGACTGATACAATACTTTGTCTTTTCTGGAGGCGACACCAATACGCGATAAGGTTTCTCGGATTTTGAGAAAGTCATCAGCATTCTTTAAGGTGATTTCTAGCGGCGCATATCCAGGATAATCAATATCGAAGAAATCTTCACTCATTACATTTCCTTGTTATTATTAGAGTGTGAGATTATTTATAAATAGAGATATCTACGAGCATTATTATGAAACAATATTATACTCCAATCAAAAATATTCTTTCTGATCAGTCAGCTGTTCAACTCAGGAATCATTTCTGGGAATATGAAAAGTTCCACCAAGATTACACGCCAGCCCCTTCTCTAAAAGACATGAAGCGATATTGGTTCAAAGATGAAAATATCGCTGCTCTATGTAATAGAAAAAATTATTCTTCTAGAGAAAACATATCCGAAAATATCAAAACATTTTTAAACGAGTCTAAGAAGTTTCAAGTTTTTATCGACGGTTCAATGCGTGGAGACTTAATTTCTTTTTTTATCGAAACAACTGATCTAAATGTCAGTAAAGAAAGTTTGATGGAAAACATTAAGAGTTTTGAAATAGGGGTTACTAACCATGACAATTACACTGTTGAAACAAGCAACGATAATCAAAGTTGGGCAAGGTTTCATGTCCCAGAAACAAATCCTAAAATGTTTTCAGGCACTGATCATATAATGAAAATTGCTAACGATTATGGATCAAACTATTGGTGCTTCTTACACACAGCTGGTTCAGGAATAACTATAGACAAACATACAGACCCATATAGAAAAGCCACGATAACCTTTCCTCTAGAACCAGAGTTAGATATATATAGAAACTTATCTTATTATGAATCTAAAGAGGATGAAGAACCTATATGCATAGTTGATTATAAAAAAATAAATTCATGTGTTCTCTTGAACAACAAAGAAATTCATTGTATTGAAGACGGAGATCCTAGCTTATCTAACAAAACCACACTGTGTTTTCAACTGAGTTTTTTTGACAAACCATATTCAGAAGTTCGAAGTATGTTAGATGATATGGAAATGTTATTAGATGTCTAGCGAAAAATATTTTTGCCCAGTTAAAGATTTAATATCTGATGAGAAAAAATTATTCCTGAGAAAACAGTTTTGGGATTATGAACATACACATGTCGAGCATCATATAGTCTTAAATTTAAAAAGTATGAAGCGTCACTGGAATAATAGAGAAACTGTTGTATCTTTACAACAGAGGAAAGGATACGATAAAGCAGGAATTGGTGTCGACTTCCTGAAGGAACAAGTCGATTTCATAATGCATGAAGCCAAAAGATGGAACAGAGAATACGGCGAATCATTCAGAGCAGATATAATTGGTCTGTTCATAGAATCGAATAATCTAAACTGCACTAAAGAAACATTAAAAGAACTGCTAGACGCCTTCGAGAAAAAGTATGTTTCAAACAGTGGTTATATAGCAAGCCCAAAAGAAGGTGCTAATGGTTCTGTTTGGGGAAGATTTCATACTTCTATGTCTAATGAAAAGATGTTCGAAAATACTGAAGAGATACTTAAATTATGTGAGTTATATAATTCTAACGACTGGTGTTTCTTACATACATCTGGTCCACGCACTACCATAGCCAAGCATGTAGATCCGTTAAGGCAAGCCACACTTACCTTTCCCCTCGAACCTGAGTTAGAAATTTACAGAAATTTAAATTATTATGAATCATTTGATGATGAAGAGCCATCGCACATAGTTGATTATTATAAGATAAATACCTGTGTTCTTTTGAACAACCAAGAAATACATTCTATTGAAGACAATGATCCATCTATGTCTGGTAAACCTACTTTATGTTTTCAAATTAATTACTTCAATATGACTTATTTAGAAGTAAAGAATATGTTAAACAAAAAAGGATTATTGTTAGATGTCTAGACAAGAAAAATATTTTCATCCAGTAAAAAATTTATTAGATGAAAAAACTACCGAATGGTTGTTCAAACATTTTCGAAAATATGAAGTTGGATATTCTAAAGATAATGAAAAATTATATGATCATGAATTTTTTAATTATTATGAATCGCTCGGATATAAAACAAGTAAATCATCATATGAGAGAGTAGTAAAAAATATAAAAACTGTCATAGATATGAGCCATAATTGGAATTCTAGGAAACAAAAAATTGCATTTTATGTGCAAAATAATGATTTAGATATTGATGAAGATATTTTTTTGAAAAATTTAGAAAAGGTTATAGAAGAACACGAGAGGATGTATGGCAATACAACCAATGAAAATACAGCAGTTTTTCACACCGTCGATTCAAATCCTCCGCTGTTCATATATGACAATAGAGAAATAATACAGAAGGTTATTGATTTATACGAAGGCGAAAACGCAGTATTTTTACAAACAAAAGGTTCTGGTAAAACTTTAACAAGACATACTGATCCAAAACGAAAATGTGTTATCACATTCCCACTATTTCCAGAGTATTCTGAATATAGAGATTGTAGATATTATGATAGTTTAGATCCAATAACTGAACCTGAGCCACAACACACAGTAAATTATAAAGAACTACGAACCCCAGTTCTACTAAATACACAAAAGATTCATGAGATCGGTGACGATTTACATGACAAAGAAAGTTTGTGTTTTCAAATCGAATGGTATGATTTAGATTACATAACCGTAAGAAAAAACCTTTCAGAAAAAGGTTTACTCACAACCACAGGTTATTGACATGTCAAGACAAGAAAAATATTTTCATCCTGTTAAAGATCTTCTAAGTTCAGAACTAAAAGATAAGTTGGTAAAAAGTTTTTTTGAATATAAAAACAATCTATCAGAATACAACGATGAAAATATGCTCTATGATCCAAAAATTATTAAGAAATATTGGGAAAAGTTAGGTTTCGAACGGCAAGGAATAACATACACAGAATTTGAGAATGAATGGAAAAATTCAGATGAGGTAAGATCGCGCCTAGATATTGGTGATAATTTTTCAAGATTTTATAACCCAAATGAAAACTATTCATGGCTTGATGAAGAAACATATCAAAACCTCAAAGAAATATGTGAATATTATGGAGCCAACAATATCGTATTTCTTTATACGAAAGGTCTAGGAGTAACTTTAAAAAAACACACTGATCCAAATGGAAAATCAAAAATTACATTTCCACTTTATCCCGATTATGACAAATATAGAAGCTGTAATTTTTATGACTCAATGGATCAAAAAGAACCTACTTATGTATGTGAGTATAGTAAGATAAAAAGTGCTGTAATATTAAATGTAGATAAAATACATGCTCTTGAAAACTGCGAAACAGATGAATCTTTATGCATACAGTTTACTTATGATGTAACATATAATTCAGTATTAAAATCTTTATCAAGAAAAAGACTACTAACCACCACGATTTAATTTTTTCTTAATTTGTTCAATCTGATCAGCATTTAAAATACGAAGAGCAGCTGCTGCTTTTGTATTGTTATACCCAAAATATTCTTTGACGATTTCAAGCTGTTCTTCTTTTTCTGCCTTCAACCATTTGTTAAATCTTTTCTTAGGGCGAACGATTCCTCTAAGAAAATCAAACTGTGCTTTCTTATCAATATGTGGGCGACTGTTCATCTCATTGGCAGCAATGACTGTATCTGCTCCATAACTTAATGCCTTGTTGACAATAAATGGATTGTATTGTTTCTCAGACCAGTCATCAACAATGAGGTTTTCTTTTGTATGATGAATACTATTGGCGAAATCAAAAGGACTAATCGCTTTCTTTTTAACTTTAAACTGTTCTTCGTCCAGCTTTATAACTGGATCACCCATTCCTTCAAGCATTATTTACCTG